TATAAATCTAGACGTTCAGCAAATCAAACGCCTCCTACAACTACAGCGACATCTAGTCCGGCACCTTCCAATTCAGGAAGTAACGGTGGCAGTATGGGTCCAAGTCAAACGGGCACAATTACGTCCTATGGCGGTGGAAACAGACCAACAACGGCAACAGCGAGTCCAGCACCATCTAATAATAGTAGTATGGGTCCGAGTCAAACAGGTACAGTTACACCATATGGCGGTGGAAATAGACAAACTACGGCAACAACAAGTCCAGCACCGTCCCGAACAGGCTCAGTGACACCACCTAGATCAACACCTACTACGCCAGCACCTGTTGCAACTACTCCCCCTCGGACAGGTGGCATGTGGAGTAAGATAAGTAAGGCAGGTGGTAGAGCCATGTTGCCACTGAGCC